CACAGGAGGCAGCACCTATAGTACCACCGAACCTACGGCCTTTAGCAAAGACTACAAATCTGTGAGGGTCAGAGAATACCTTATCCTGCATCTCAGTGTAGGCCAGCTCCAACGGACCACCGGATACGGTTACCGTGGTAGCTACAGGAGGTTCTTCTGCGAGAGCGAAGTTCACTTGGCATTGCCCTGGATGATAGACTTGGCAATCTCTATCTTGATGGTACCAGTGTGCTGCATGATAGGAGCTGACTCGGTATTGGCCCACCCTCTCTTTTTAGCTTTGTTCTCCAGGTAGTACTTCAGAGGCACCCATTCTCCGTCCGAGATCTTCTTGTGGAGTTTGGACTCGGCGAAGTCTATGAAGCTCTCGTCGACCTCTTCAATAGCATTCGTGAAAGCTTTGTCTGCCTTAATCCACGCGTAATACGCCACGCGTGAAATTTTTACAGCAGCACATGCAGCACTCACATTACCAAAGCCGCTCTCGTAAGCCTTTAAAAATGCGTCTTTTAGCTGTGTTTTTTTCAGTCTCGCCATAACACTCCTTACAAAACGGTGACATTCTGTACCTACTTAAGCGAGTTAAGTGTACCGAACCGGTACCAAAACCATTACTTAACGTAGATTAAATGAACTTTTCGTGCTCAAACGGTACCAAAACCGCTCTATAATCAATTTAGTGCCTATCTCTGAGTATTTTGCTGAGTCCATATAAAAACATGTGGCATAACGCACTATATTGTTGTGAGATGTATGCATTGCTTAAAGCGGAGCATTAGCTAATTATGAGTATAAAGCAGCTTTTTGCTGAGCATATGGACCTCGTACCCACGCTCTTTGAATTTCTGGAACAGGCAGAAGCACTTGGTTTCGGCGGTGAGGGATCCGGGAACTGGGGCCACGAAGGTCGCCCGGGAGAGATAGGTGGATCTGGTGAGGGCGGGGGAGAGGCCCCTGCTGAAGGATCTAAAGAATCTGAAAAGGGTGATGATAAACCTAAGAGCCTGCTAAGATAGGTGGAAGATAAGATGCGGGCTGAGGGTGCACTACCACCAGCTTCTAAGGTAGAGCCTTCTAAGGTAGAGCCTGCGAAAGCAGAGACGGCACAGCCTGCCAAAGATTTAAAAACTATTGAGAAGGAATATAAGGTAGTAGCAGGGAAGCACAAAGAAGAGTACGAAAAGTATAAAGAGATGAACAAAGCGGCGTGGGATGAGAAGGACTCAAAAACACGCGTAGCTAAAATGGACGCCGCAAATAAAGAAAAAGATAGAATATTAAACCAGTACTCTACTGAAGATAAGCCGAACAGTAGATCAACGTACCATAAGGAGCTCGCAAACAAACTACCAGAAGAGCAGATACGCTCAGAGCTCTCACAGAGATTTGGTGATGGAGTAAACAAAATCGGTAGTGATAAAGTACGTGAAGTGTATGCGAGCGTTTCACACAATGAGGAAGTGATTGGTAAGAGCAGATTCTCTGAGATAGTACAAAAGATAGAGGTAGCACCTTTAAAAGGTAGGAGGGTAGCAGCCTACTCTGAGAAAACAAAACGGATAGTAATAAATTCCAATAAAGCAGAGTTAAAAGGATGGGATGCTAAAGATGAGGATGGGACGAGATTTCACCCATATGCTGGAGGCTCTCCTACAAAAGCTGTAATCGACCACGAGATAGGACACGCGATATATGGTGCTATGACCTCAGGCAGTGGAAAAATAAGCAGAGTGGCTACGGTGTTTGGACGAGATGGAGTTTCACGAGTAGTGAGCGGGTATGCCTCTACAAAATCGAAAGAGCTCGCAGCAGAATGTTGGGCGGCAGCAATGAATGGGAATCCTAACACAGTGGTGCAGTACGTAGCCGGGCTCATGAAAGGTTAGTATGGTTTCTAATTTTCCCCCACAGTGTAATACCTGCGCCAATCTCATACGGGAGTGGGGTACTGATTTTAGGTGTAGGGCTTTTCCAGAGGGTGTGCCGGAGGCGCTCTATACATCTGTAGCTGATCACACACAGCCCTACCCAGGTGACAATGGTATACGGTACGAGAAATACACAGGTAACCTGGATTTAGATGGGAACGTAGCATTATGAGTAACAAAGCAGGAGTAAAAAATGCGAAAATCTCTTTTGCTGAGGACATGTGGGTGGATGCGTTTAAAGCTGGAAAACACACTGATAGCGCTGGTAACACGCGTAACTGGACTGCTGACGACCTGCAAAAAATTGCTACTACATATAACGAAACGATCGACCGCAAAGCCCCCGTCGTCATCGGACACCCAGAAGCCAACGCCCCCGCGTACGGGTGGATAGAGAGTATACGGGTGGTGGGTGATAAACTCCAGGCAAAACTGACCGAGCTCAACGATGGGTTCGTGGAGGCTCTAAAAGCCGGAGCTTATAAGATGAGGAGTATAAGTCTCTACCCCGATCTTAACGTGAGGCACCTCGGGTTCCTGGGAGCTATGCAGCCTGCTGTCGCTGGACTCGCTCCTTTCAAGTTCGAAGAAAATGACCGCAGTATAACATATGAATTTAACGAGGAGGACGAGATGGCAGAGTTCACCCAGGACGAAGTAAAAGCACTCAAGCGCGAAAACTCTTTTTTCAAGAAAGTTTTCGATCTCTTTAAGCTCGACACACAGAGAGCTGCAGACCATGGAGAAACGATTGTCAACGTCATAAACGGAGCTAACACGGACACTCCAGTAGTCCCACCGGTAACCCCGCCGGTGCCCGAACCCATGCTGCCGCCTATAGAGGAAGTGCCCGTACCAGCGCCCGCTTTCGAGGATGCCCCTGTAGAAGACGTACCCCCGGAAGACGTACCCCCGGAAGATGAGCCCGCTAAAGATGTGCCCACTTTTGTGGATGACCCTGCAAAAGAAGTGCCCCCGGAAGACGTACCCCCGGAGGATGAAGAGAATCCAGAAAACTTTGCAGAGCAGATAGTCTCTCTCAAGAAAGAGCTCAGTGTCATGACCGCAGAGAGAGATTCTCTCAGGGCAGACGCGGGAGAAACAGAAGTGAAAACGAGAGTCTCAAAGCACCGGGAGTTTTGCCAGGCGCTGGTGAATGAGGGACGTATGCGTCCGGTCGAGCTCGAGCATCATGTGCTCAACATGGAACTCAGATACGGGGCGGATGCTGGGTCGTTCTCTGAGACGAACAAAGAGACCGCGTCTCTGAATTCGTACATGGAGTACCTGCAGGCTCAGCCGCGTGTGGTGGTCTACGAAGAGCTGGTTACGAAGACAGCCGCCGCAGACCATGCTGAGAGTAGCCCCGATGATAAAATAGTGAAGCTGTGCGATCAAAAGATGGCAGCTAATAAGGGTATGAGCTACGCTCAGGCATTTGCGAGTGTAGGAAAAGAATATCCGACCGAAATGGCAGAGTACATCAACAGTCAGTCGTAGTAAACCAAATGCCGAAAGGTATGTACCGGCTCCTAAAAGACATCTGTCTCATGGAGTGCTGTGAAACTTAAGAAGGAGTTGACAAATGGCTACACAGTTGAACTATCAGTCAGAGTCGTTTATCGCTGGTGAGGATCTCTCCGATGCGATTCACAAGTTCGTAATTTTGCAGTCTGATGGCACGGTCAAACAAACGACAGTCGCCGGTCAGTATGCAGAGGGCATCCTTGAGAATGCCCCCGAGGATACTGAGGCCGCAGCGGTCTCGTACATGGGAGTGACAAAAGTATGGGTCGACGCTGCCTACAGCGTAGGTCAGCGTTTGATGGCCCAGGAAGGTGTTTTGGGATTCACGGGCGGACGTGGTACAGACAGTGCGGCTAACCCCGCCATCACACGTGCCATTATGCTCGAAGCGAGTTCGGCAGCTGATCAGGTAGTGAGAGTACGGCTCGTGGACGGCGTCGCTGGAATCACTGGCGTTCAAGGTGCTACTGGCTCTGCTGGTCTCACCGGTCTCACCGGTCTCACCGGAGCACAGGGTCTCACCGGAGCTGAGGGTGTCACCGGAGTTGATGGTGTCACTGGTCTCGTAGGAGAGACGGGAGCAGAGGGAGCGTAAGCAATCGGATAGAGCAGGCTCTACTGTAGAACCTGCTCTCTCTTTAATTTTTGAAAACAAACAAGGAGCAATGATATGGCAACACCAACTCGCAACGACGTCATCATTCGTGGTGCGTTGCAAAACGTTTCTATCGCGTACAGAAATGCCGCCTTTATCGGTCCGGACGTATTCCCGACCATTACTGGCCTCAACTCTCGCACGCAGATTCTCAAGTATGCGAAAGGCCCCTGGTTCCGTTTGGAAGCAGCCCTCCGCGCAGAAGGTACAGTAGCAGAACGTGGAAGCTACAGCATCTCCACGACCAACATCGACCCCAAACAGGTGTCGATTGGAAAAGCTGTCACGGACGAGCTGGTACGTAGCTCGAGTGAGCCGGGTAACCTGCCCGTACAGCCGATGGCAGAGGCCATCGAGTACTGTGCGAATCAGATCGATCTCTACAATGAAAAGCTCATCGCCGACGCTATTTTCGCTCAGACCTGGGCTGATGGTGTGGCACACGGTAAGGACATGGCTGGGGCGTGGGCGACACAGACGTCTGCGTCGACTTTGATCTCTGACATCCGCGCCGGTAAGAGTGCTATCCAGGCTGCCACAGGGCTCGAGCCCAACTGCCTGCTCATGGACTACGGTACATGGGTGAAGATCCTGGACAACGCGCTCATCCTCGATCGCATCAAGTACTCTCAGGCCGGTGTCACGACCGAACAGATCGTGGCTATGGTCCTCGGGCTGGAAAAGATTATGGTCGGTAAGGCTTTAATCAACAGTGCCAAGGAGCACAACGGCGAAGCGACTTTCACGCCGAAACAGTTGTGGGAGTACAACAGCGGTAAGGGATCCGCGTTCCTGTACTACACTCCTACGTCACCTGGTCTGCGGACCGCAGCAGCGGGATACAAGTACCAGATGAACATCGATGGTGCAGCACGCGAAGTGCGCAGCTATCGTGAGGATGCCGAAAGACAGACTGTGTACGAGGTGAGTGAAGAGTCGCAAATCTCGTGCCTGGGGCTCGACCTCGGGTACCTGTTCAAAGACACGATCGCAAACTAACTGTGAAGTGATTGGGTAGGGGGTGGGTAAAAATACCTACCCCTACTCTTTAACATAGAGGCATCAATGGCATATTGTTCAAAAGTAGACATCATCAATACAGTACCGGAAGAGCAGCTCAAGCAGCTCACGGATGATAATGATGTCGACTCAATCGACATGGAAAAGTTTAACGAGTGCATCCGAAAAGCTGATAGCACTATCGATGGGTATTGCCGTGGTCGCTACAGTGTGCCTCTGACTACGGTGCCGGAAGCCATCCGGAATATCTCTATAGGACTATCGGTGTACTACCTTTTTAATAGAGGCCTGCTGCTCACGCTGCCGGAGTCTATTAAGACTTTGTATGATGAAGCTATGAGAGTACTGAAAGACATACAGTCAGGTAAGTTCTCGCCGTTTGACGCCACAGAGGAGCCAGCGTTTTTTGGTACGACTAAAGTTTCAAGTGATAACGTGACCGCATCTCTTACCAACTCCTGGGACTCATACTAATGATAGCCGAGGTAGTAGCCGGGATATTGGAAAAGCTGAAGGCAGCGGGACTCGATGTGCGTGAGGTAGGGTTCAAGGATTTGATAGACGGCACGATCAATTTGACGAGACC